TTCCATAGATTTCTCCATTGGACGACGCATAACTAACATCAAACCGTTTTCAGCATCAGTTTGTACGAACCAAGCCTTGCTTGAGCTCAAACGAGTAACAACGTGTGTGCCTTTTGGCAACATACCTGTTGACTTGATTGGGTTCAAATCGTTGTCGGCTGTACCTGAACGCAATACAGACTTAAGAATAACTTCAGCTTGGAATTCCAAAGCTGGAGGTACTACTAGCTGTTCTGCTTTCAAACGGATACGCTTACCGTTGTTGTCGATAGCGCCACGGATTTGAATCAAAATCTGTTCAACAGATGTTTGAGACAATGAAGCTGCTGTAGACAATTGGTTAGAATATGTTAGACCGTTTGCAATTGGGTGATCAGTTGCAACTAAAGTTGAACCGTCGCCACCTGTGTAGCCGCTTGTGAACGCGAAGTTCAACAAGTTAGCGCACAATGTTTCCTTAGTTTCAATCATAGACTGAGCTAAGTGTTTTGCAAATGTTGAGCCGATACGGATATGGTCGCCGTCTTCCATCAAAACCTTAGTCAAGGCATATGCCAAGCCATAGATTTGGTAGATGAAGCGAGTAATATACAATGTACCGCCTTGGTCGTAGCTTACTGGAGTACCGTCAGGCATCGCAGGAGCTGCATTCATACCAAACAACATTACTTCTTCATGGTAATTACGTGGAATACCTTGGATTTGTTCTACAAAACCTTTCCACTCGTCATCGCGTTGTTCATAAACGCCATCAAAGACTTCGTTGATAATCGGTTCGACTACCGCACGAAAGTCCGTACTACGCATTGGGGTTGCCATATGTTAGTTTCCTTTCGTTAAATGTTAAACCGATACCTTCGGAGCTACAAAGCTATTATTAGCAATTGTAACCTGAACGATAGTGAAGTCGTCGCCCCATGCGTTTGTTTCGCCGTATGGGAATGCTGTTTCGCGACCTAAGCCAACTACACGAACTTGACCTTGTGCGCCAGATGCTACTGGAGCTGCTGCCAAAGCTGTTGTAGAGAAGCCTGCACCACCGTTACCGATAGAGTAGCCAGAAGATGGAGTGTTTGTAGCGTCAAAGTTAAACTCTGAACCGATAGCAGAAGCTGCTACAGAACCGTTAACTTGTGCTTCGTAAACTAAATTAGTGTCTTGGAAAATCCAGAAAATAATTTGTGTTGAAGCATCCAAAGTAGCTTTAGAAGCCCACTTTGCTACTGAACGACGACCTTGTGAATCAGTGAATTCTACACCGTCAAAAACGCCATATACAGCGCCGTCAGCGGCATCGACTTCAGCGATTGTTAATTGGCCTGAGCTGTTTAAACCAACTGGAGTGTACTGATAAAATGCTGTATCAGCGCTCAAAGAGTAAGGAGCGTTGTACGTGTTATCAGTAGCAGCTTGGAAAGAGTTAGTACCAGCAAATGGTACTGCACGATCCAAACCGCTTGGATGGTAAGCAGGCTTCAAACCAAAGGGTTTAAATGTTGTTGCCATTTATTAATTTCCTTTGTTGAATAAAGTTTGTTTATTGGAAGCGAATATTTTGGTTGTTCGCTTTTTGTGTTTCCTTTTCCATTTCCAATAAGCCACCTTCAAGAACTGAACGGCCACCTTTATTACCTTGCGCTGTGTCGCGAACCTGCGCTGTAATATTACGTTGGTGCTCAAGCGGATCCTCCAAATGGAGCATACGCATTACTTCTTGATAGATGTCCTCTGGTAACTTAAAGAGAACCATCTCATTACAAGATACACAGCCTTCAAACTTGCCTGAACTCATTTTACCTAGCGATTCAAAGCCTTTGCCTAACTCCGCGGCTTTCACTGGCTCATAGCCCAATGCCATACGTTTGTCGATACTGTCATAAGTATTGGTTGTTGACAACCAGCACAAATGGAAGCCAGGGATAATACCCGCTGGCAGGTCGGGCAACGCACTATTTGCCCATTTGTCTCTGAACGCATCAAGGCGCTCACGACGTGCAATATCTTCTGAACTCGCATTGCTGCGAGAACTAACTGTTTCAGCAGCTCTATCTGCTAAACGGTCATCTAAATCTCTTTTAATTCTTGGGTTAGCCATTTTGTTTATCCTTTATTTTCGCGATCATACTGTGCATATGCACGGATCATTTTGTTTCGTTTTGCTACATCGTCCCACGCACCAGCTTCTTTAATTGCCTGAACTCGTTCGCGGCTTAGTGTAATTGTTCCAGGTTTATTACCTGCAACTGCCGGCGATCGTCCAGATGCTGTTGGTGTTACTCGTTTTTGACCGCCTTTTGCTGTATAGCGGTGTGGCAAACGATTGGATAAACGACTATCAAGTTCATCCCAGTACTCAGGATCTGCTGGATCCCAACCTTCTGAGGCTAACTCTTGGTCAACTACTTTAGCAATACGGCTGTCAGTATCTCTAGCTTGTGGGTCGAACCAACCGTTCTTTTTAAGCCATGATGTAGCATTTTGCTGCACTTCATTTGATACTGGATTAGGCACATTTTGCTTTGGTGCCTTAGCCACTTCTAATTGCTGTTTTTTATAGTGTTGAGCTTGAGCCAAACGCTGTTTTGCTTCTGCTAATTGGTCTAAATACTCAACTTGTCCTTCAGCGTCGCCTGCTTGAGTGGCTTGCAACAATTTCATCTTTGCGTATTCAACACGAGTAGCTTCATCTTCCACTACTTTGTCTAACTGTGCAAATTGATATGATGCTGCTGTATTCTCTACAGCGGCCAATCTACGGGCCAACTCTTCGTTACGACGCTCAAGAGCTGTAATCTTGTGCTTGGCTGATGCTTCACGCTGTTTAGCTAGTTCTTTCTTTAGCTTGCGCTCTTCACGACGGGCTTCACGAATCTTTTCACGCTCGTCTTCTTCATCGCCTTCATCTTCGCCGTCAGCAGCATCTACTTCACCACCTTCAGCCATTCCTTCAGCTTCGTCGCCATCTTCTTCATCATCTTTGGCTTCTGCAGCTGCAGTCTTGTTTTCCTCTTCAAATTGTTCGTTTTCATCAACGCCAATTTTGGCTAGGATTGAGCCATCTTCCTGTTCTTTAACAGGGATGTCCTTATCAATTTCTGACATACTTTTTCCCAAAAGTTAATTAATCGACAAACGCCTTCATGCGTTGTGCATACTCAAAAGACTTGATCTTTGAAATAACCTCACGCGCCTGTAGAGTAATAAACACCACTGGTGCGCCACCATCATCTGGCTGCACTACAAAACGATCGCCACCATACTTGATTGTGCGAACTAAATCGCCTTCTTTACACCAAGGTCCTTCAACCCAAGGTGACAAATCCTCAAGATTCTTATAGGCCAATGGACCTATTTGAATTACTTTGGCAACGGTTTCATTAAAACGTACTGTCTGTTTAGTCTCATCCACTAGGATGATACCGCCTTTGCTGGTTGTCTTTTCGCGTCTTAGTTGTACTAAAACACGGTCACCAACAACTTCAACGCCTGGATCTACAATCGGAAAACATTCAAGTTCCGAACGCGTATCCGGTTCGTCTTTTTCTTTTACATCAAATGCCATACGGCTACTCCTTAAGCATTACTGCTCGTCTTCTACATCCTCAGTCATGATGTCATTTAGTATATCCAAGGCAATTTGCAAGCCTTGATGTCTACCTACTAAGCGCTGGTAAGTTTCAAAATTAGCTACACCAGTGCCCTCGGATACTGTGTCCGAGATTTCTTTTTTCGTCGCATTTACACGCGATATTAGTTCAGATATTGGATCTCTCATATTCTCATTAATGCAAGGATATGAGAAAATCCGCCCTGATTAATAGAAATTTCCGCCCTTAACTTCGTTAAGATTTTTACCTGGGCCAATTTTCTTAGCATTCTTAACTTTGGCTTGAGCTGCGCCAATTTTCCAGTTGTTGTCGCGGTGTGAACCAGATGCACCTTTTTCAATAGCGGCCTCTGGGCCACCACCTGAACTTAGTTTACCTGTTTCTTGATATGTTTGGCGAAAGCCTTTTAAATTGTCGGCCATTATTGTTCTCCTGTTGGTGTTTCTGTTTGTTGTGGTTGTTGCGCTGCTTGTTCCATCTGTTGAGCATGTTGCTCTGCAGCTTGTTGTAATCCTTGCGCGTGTTGCTGCGCAGATTGCATTAACTCTTGTTCATGCTGTTGTTGTGCTTTTTGCATTTCGATTGCATTTTGCACTTGTTGCGCTCTTTGTTCAAAAGCCTGTTGTTGTACTGCCAATCCATGTTGACGGATGTCGTTTTCAGCTGCCTGAATAGCTTCTACCGCTGACATGTTTTGTTCATGTTCCAATTGTTGCTGCTGGATGTCCATTTGGGCGCCAGTTTGGATCATTGCAATACGCTCTCTTGCTGAATTATTGATGTTTGCCAATGCAATATCCGTTGCATTACGTTGGTTATCAATGTCAGTTTGTGTAGTGTATTTAGCAGTAAGTTCTTGAACTTTTTGTTGCAACTCAGCAACTTTGATCTGGTATTCTTGCTGTGATTTTTGCAATTCAGATTGGAGTTTAGTTTGGAACTCTTGAGTTTTGCGCTCTGTCTCAGCCATTTGTGTTTTAAGCAACACTTGAGCTGTTGGATCGGCCATCATAGCACTTTGCTGTTGGGACTGCTGCATTTGTTGTACTTTTTGCACCAATGCGTTAATTTGCTGCATATATGGCTGCAATTCATTCTGAGCATCTTGGTCAACCATTTTAGACGCCATTGCAAGAGCTTGTTGGCTACGTTTATCAATAGCTCTTTCTTCGTGCAACTTAAGAATGTCTTCACCGCCAGCTGCGCGCTTCACATAACCCTTCATTTCTTGTAGGTAGTGCAACATTAAGTGCTGCTTAATGTGCTCCAAAGCTACTGGACAGAATGTTGGTCCGATTACTGGGCTGCCGCCATACGCAGGATTAAACGCATACTCTAAGTGAACCTGTAAATGCGCCAAATGATCTTGGTCGGGGTAAGCAGCCGCATGACGCCCCATAGTCATGGCCACATTCTCTAACGCTGGATTAGACTCGTGGGCGCCTTGCGGATTAGGTAGGATCTCTTCATAATTAGGCACTTTTAATTGTTTCAATACGCGGCTGTAAGTTGCGCGTAGGTCAAACATACCTGGAGGGGCTGCTTGTGCTAATTGTAAGAGAGCTTGTGTTTGTGCTAGACGTTGTGTTTCAGAGAAAATGTTAGGATCTGAAACTGGTCTTACGTCGTTGTTGTAAGCAAAGTCACGAACTTCAATCTCTTCGCCAGATTGGTTGTCCATCTCATCCAAGTACCAGTTATTGATACGAGAAATGATTGCCAATGACTTAGCTTGGCTGCGATGCAAACGTGCATGGATGCTAGAGAATACTTTAGCACCTTGCTCAATAAGAGCTTGTGCCGTACCAACTGGCATGTTGTTGTTTGCTTCGCCAATCTTCTCTTCTGATGTGGTAACTACGCCCTTAGCCGCATCTGTTAACCATCCTAAGAGAGTCATCAATGTAGATGATGGTGGATTGAACGGCATTGGCATTGCAATCTTACGAACATCGTCAATACCAGGTGAACCTTCAATCTCTACTACTTGTGTCGGTTCAATCCTATCGTTTTGGCCAGAAATACGCCCGCCTTTGAGCTTGAGCATCGTCTGGCTGTTGTTAATGTGTGCTGCGTCCAATAGAGCACGAAGAGTACCGGTAAGAGCAGCAGAAAGGCCGCCGATAAGGTGAGGTAAACCAATAGCATAAGCACCGCGCCAAGGAATGAACTTAAATTCAACGATCCAATCCAACTTCTCAAGTTTTTCATCTCCTGCAGCCCAGTTACGGTACAATGCTAATACTTGACCTGATGACTCATCAATAGTCAAGATGTATGGTGCGCGTTTACCTTCTGTTTCTGTGTCATCATCCAAACGAATGAAGCAGGTAATCTCATAAATACGGCGCATACCATCAATATTCTTCGATGGTGTTGAAATGCCTTCAATCTTATCGTTTGCTTCTTTAGATCTAGTCTGATCGTTAATTGGAGCGTCAGATGAATACTGTGATTCAATGTCACGGTAGATACCTTGCTCAATACGTTGCAAATAAATATCTTCAGTGATGTCTTGGATTTCTGTTACACGAGGAGATGTGTAGAAATTTGTAGATGCGTATGGAAGAATGATGTTGTCAATTGGAATCCACTCGCAGGTTGGTCTTAATTGCTCAACGTCATAACGCCATTTTAGGTACTGTGAGCCACCCAAAGGTAATTGAGTGAGCAATTGCTCCATCTCATCACGGTACTCCTGTACTTGTTCTGTAAGCTGCCAGTTTAAGAAGTTTACTTTACGTTCTGCTGTCTCTTCTTTTTCGCGGTCAGCTTCACCCTTTATGCTTGATCGAACAACGCCATCAGGAGGAAGTAATTCTTTAGCACTTGACGCTGCGAAATCGACACACGCCTCAGCCATGACTGGGTGAACGACTTTTGATGCGCCATCAAATGTAGCGCCACCAGGTGCATCCTTTCCAAGTCCGGTTCTGCGTAATCCTTCTTCGTATTGTTTGTCACGTTGTTTACGAGCCTCTCTATCAACGTCAATATAATCAAGGTAATCGTTGGCCAACGTCAACAACACGCTGTCGTCTAAAGTTTCAGCCAAGTTCTCATAGAACTTAGGATCTTCTTTAGGGCCTTTTGTTTCTTCCAAGTTGATGATTACAGAACCATCTTCTAATTCAATGATCTCGCCTTCTACTTCGCTTTCATCTAAGCCAAGCAGCTCTTCATATTGCTCAATCTCAGCTTCCGTTTGCTGATTTTTTTGAACTTCTTGATCGTGACCCAGACCCGGAAGGTTTGCGCCTGATTGAATTGGAATTATTGGTTGTGCCATAAATTTTCTTTAAGGATTTAACGGTGGTAAATCTCCACCCTTCATTAATGTTTGAAATTCATCTTGAGTTAGATACTTACGACCACCTAACTTATCAGTAGCGTTATTCATATTTAAATGCGTCGCTGCCAAAGCAGATTGTGGGTCAATCAAACCAGTGTTTGAAAAATCACCAACATGTTGCCAATCTCCAGATCTTACAAAATCCTGAACATATGGGATGTAATCTTCTTTTGGTGCTGCGTTTTGTTTACCTTTAATCTGGATAATTTTTTGTGCTTCTTGTGGTAAATCAACACCAGCGTCTTTAAAATAGTCTCTAATTAGTTGTTTTCTGCTTGTTAAATCATGCCAACCTGGAGCCGTTATCATTTCATTAGCTTTGTCTTCACCTAATGTTTTTACAAGATCGCTAAATCTAAGATTAAAACCTTGTGGTTCAACTTCTATAGTTACGTGTGGTTCACCTTTAGCATCGCGCAATGAATAAATCTTTGTGCGACCTGATAATACATCTGGGCAGTAACCACCAACGCAATGACCCATTGTATCACCCTCATACTTAAGGGCTTGTTCTAACTTTTCTTTATTTAATGCTTTAATTGCAGGAGTGTTAAAAAGTTCTTCTATTGTTGGGGCGTCTGAAATTAATTTTCCTGTGGGATCTCTTGCTTCGTAAGCCATGGCTCCAGATGTATCGGGAGCATGTTTAAGTTTCCATCCTGTAGGTAATTCTGTTATTTTAGGAGTTGTTAATTCATACCACTTGTAGCCAGATTCGCCGTAGTCTTTGTGTACTGGCATTTCTGTTTGTGCTTGTAATCTAGCCTGCGCCATCTTTTTGGCCATTTCCTGGTCAAACAAATGGGCACGGCGAACTGCATCAGCCATACTTACTTTACTTAACTGTTCCGGCCTAATGATTCCGGACTCTAAATCTTGTTTCAGTACATCTAAAATATGGTCAAAACCTAAAGAATGTATAGTTCCTGTTACTTGATTAACAGGTGTGTTCCTATCTTCTATTTTTCTTAACCAAGGGCTCCAAGTTCCTTCCCCATGAGTTAGCATATTTTGAACAGAATCAGAACGTATAGTGCTATCTGTTAAATTTTCCCATTGCCTACCTAAAGGTGTTTCAGATACAGTATTTCCAGGAAAGCCAGCAGAAACCCTTTTCTCATATAAATTTTTACCA